ATGCGAAGCTGGTGCATGATGTGTCGTTGTGGCAATTGATGACACTGAGCTTTAGCGCCACAAGATCTTTGCGCAGCGAGTCCAGCTGTTTCACGTTCCACTTGGTATCTTTCTTTGTCATGTCTAAGTCTCCTTCCATGTGACTGTGTTTGTTTGACTCTCAGAGTATGCCCGAATTTATCCCCGTTTGCAACAGGAGCAGGCAAAAAAAATGGGTTCGTTTGTTGTTATTTTAGGGGGGTGTATTGAAACAATATTTCGCATCCGGCAGGCCCTTCCCCTTGCAAGCAAATGCGTGGGCCGAAGGCCCATCGCGCAGGGGAAACAATAAAGCGGGGCGCAGCCCCACATCAGCGCAGCGTCCCAGCGAGCATAGGAAAGGATGGGGATAGTCTTGGGACGTATGATATAGCATAGTCTTCATGGCTGGCTTCAGGCCAGGCTTGTTACATTTATGCAAGGTATGTTGCATAATTGCAGCTTGATTTAGGTAGACAAACCCTCTTAAACTCCGCTTATGAGGCAACCTCAGTTGCTTCATATAGGACCAAGTGTTGAGCAAGGATATGGCAAACATCAAGAAGTCAGATAATGGTTTGACACCGAAGCAGAACGCTTTGGTTGAACACCTCGTAGCAAATGGCGGGACCATCAAGGAAGCCGCGCAAGCGGCGGGTTATGCAGAGGGTGAAAGCGGAAGAGTGAGTGCTTCCAAGGCTTTAGCCCTCCCCCACGTGCAAGCCTATATGCAGCAGAGGGTACGGGACCAGTTGGGTGTGAAAGCTACCCACGCACTCCATAACGTGACGAGACTCGCCAGCACAGCCAAGAGTGAGTATGTCCAGCTTGAAGCCTCGAAGGACCTCCTGGATCGTGCTGGTTACAAGGCTCCCGACAAGCACATGCATCTGCACGCTGGGGACATTCGAGTTGAGATCGATCTTGGTTGAGGGGGTGGGGGCCGGAAAACTGTGGTGGGTTGTTGCAATATAGTCCCATACAAACATTATTGCTCAAAAAGGCTCGATGAGTTAAACTGACCGCATGAACGAGATTCTGGACAAGGCTTACAACACCGTAAACGCTGCTATTTTAGAGCGCGGCGAAATAAACACGGACGATGTACCCCCTGAGCTTCTTGCTTATTTGCGCGAGGGTTTGCGGGATGTTGATGCTGAATATGTTTCTGATGGAAACTTCCCCCACCCACTTCCTGAGTTTATTGGTGGCTTGCTGGTTGACGAGGATCGGATCTACTTTGAGGACTATGTTGACATCCGCTTGCCTTCAGAGGATTTCGATGCTGGTGACATACCTGAGGTGGAATATGAGGATGATCCCATGCTAGATACTGGACCCCTTTCCACTCGACGCAAGATTCGCCTGGATGCAATGCTAAAAAATTTTTTTGGCGAAAAAGGCTCTGAGTAATGGCGCGCGATCCAAAACTTGTGCGCGCTGGTGTAAAAGCATATAATAAACCTAAGCGTACCCCAAACCACCCAACCAAATCTCATGTTGTGGTGGCAAAGGTAGGTGATAAAACCAAGCTGATTCGTTTTGGGCAGCAAGGGGCTAAAACTGCTGGCAAGCCTAAAGAGGGTGAGTCGGAACGTATGAAGAAGAAGCGAGCCAGCTTCAAGGCGCGCCATCGTAAAAACATTGCCAAAGGCAAGATGTCTGCGGCATACTGGGCTGACAAAGTTAAGTGGTAATTTAAATGGCTGATAGACTTACAGAGAAACAAATAGAGGCTCGGTATGAAGCCCGTATTGCTCGCGGTAGAGGGGCAAGAGACAACCCTGATACGCTTCACTACAGGGAAGAGCCGATGGATCCAGAGACCACTAAAGGAGTGGAAAAATTTCGTAAGCGTGCTAAAGGGAAAAGGGAAAGAATCGGATCCAAAAACCGTGCAGAGATGGACGCAAATAAACGCCAGCGTGCTTTGCGTAGTTTGGTTGGTAAGGCTTCCGACATTCAAAAGCTAAACAAGTCGGACGTTTCTAGGATCTCTTCTTTTGCTAGAAAAGCGGCTGCGGATTACAAAGCCCCTGAAATCAAAGAAATGGCAAAGGACGTTGTAAAGGCAACCCCCGCAACTCGTGGTCTTTTGTCTGCTGTTGCTAGGGGTGCTGGCTTGATTGGTGCTGCCGCAACAATGAATGAGTTCCGCAAGGTTCATAAAGAGCTTAAGTCTCGCCCTAAGGGACGTTACGGCTCTGCAAGTTTGATGGAAATGCTAACAGGTAAGAAGGATTAGATATGCCTAACGTAGCTGGAAAAAAATTCCCATACACTCCTGCTGGCATGAAGGCTGCTAAAAAAGAGCGTGATGCCAAGAAGAGGCAAAAGAAGTCTCTTATGAAAGGTTATGGCAAATGAAGCTGTTCATTATGGTTGAGCCTGGTGTTGTTGAAGAATACAAAGGCCCGCACGTCTCCCTGCCTGATGGCAGCTACAAGTCTGGCACTTGCCTGAGTGGTGAGAGCCAGAACCTGTTGAAAGAGGAGCAGGTAGAGGAGCGTGGTCACAAGATCAAGAAACCAGCACCGCGCGCCAAGAAAACCGAACTCAAGGTAGATGCTGGCGGTAACATCTAATGGCTGTCAACGAGGCAGGTAACTACACCAAGCCGCGTATGCGGAAGAACTTGTTTGAGAAGATCAAGCGTGGTGGCAAAGGTGGTTCGCCTGGGCAGTGGTCTGCCCGTAAGGCTCAGATGCTTGCTAGAGAATACAAAGCTCGTGGAGGCGGCTATACTAACTGATGAGACCCTCGCAAAAGTCTTTACGCGATTGGACTAAGCAGAAGTGGCGCACCAAGTCGGGCAAGCCCTCGACTCAAGGCAAAGAGGCTACTGGTGAACGCTACTTGCCGGAAGCCGCGATAGCGGCGCTCTCCGACAAGGAGTATCAACGTACAACGGCAAGGAAGCGTGCGGCTCGTCGTGCTGGCAAACAGTTTGCTGCCCAGCCCAAAGATGTCGCAAAGAAAACGAAAAAGTTCCGATGAAACTTACTGAGAAGCAGCTTGCAGATGCTATTGAGTTTGTGCGTGCGAATGTTCGCAAGTATCAACAGCCTATGCCTCACACTGTTGCTCGACGGAAGAAACTGGAGAAAGGAAGGAAGAAATGAGCTTTTTACACACCCTGAAAGATGAAGAACGTCGCGTCCTTCGGACGATTGTAAAGAAAGTCCACTTCAAGCATTACCCAAAAGAGTTTTGCACCGACTACGAAGCAGATAAGATGATTGCAGTTATCGGCCCTGAGACTGTCGAGAAGCTGCTCAAAGTCGGCAAGGACATGAAAGTTGACGACATTTAAGTACAAACCCGATGGGGATGTCCTCAAGGAGTTTATGAAGGATGATACCTTTTTCCGAGGAATCCGTGGGCCTGTGGGGTCAGGTAAGTCGGTGGGATGCTGTGTGGAGGTCTTCCGGCGTGCCTTGCAGCAGGAACCTAATGAAGACGGTATCCGGCGTAGTCGCTGGGCCATCATTCGTAACACCAACCCGCAACTGCGAACCACTACAATCAAAACATGGCTTGACTGGTTCCCAGAAGAAAGCTGGGGCAGATTCCAATGGTCTGTCCCGTATACCCACCACATAAAGCAGGGTGACCTTGATCTAGAGGTTATCTTCCTAGCGTTAGATCGACCAGAGGATGTAAAGAAACTCCTCTCACTGGAATTGACAGGCATCTGGATTAACGAGGCTCGTGAGATCTCTAAATCCATTATTGATGCTTGTACAATGCGTGTCGGGCGTTTCCCGTCGATGCGCGATGGTGGCCCGACATGGACGGGTGTGATCGCGGATACTAACGCTCCAGAGGAGGATCATTGGTGGCCCATAATGTCAGGCGAGGTTCCAGTCCCAGATCACATTCCGGCAGAAGAGGCAAGGATGTTGGTCGCACCCGACAACTGGAAGTTCTTCACTCAACCCGCAGGGATGAAAGAGAAAAAAGACGAGAACGGCAGCGTGATCGACTACTCCCCAAGCGAGAAAGCAGAAAACCAAAAAAACATGCTGAAGAGCTACTACTCGAATCTGATACGAGGCAAGACGAAATCGTGGATCGACGTATATGTGATGAATCGCCTTGGGAGTATAAATGATGGAAAGCCGGTATATAATATGTTTGCGCCAGATATGCACATTGCTAAAGAAGAAATCCCCGTGGCTAGTGGTGTTCCTGTTTATGTTGGCCTGGACTTTGGTCTTACTCCGGCTGCTGTTTTTGGACAGCGGGTTCGGGGTCGCTGGTTAATTCTACAAGAGATTGTGGCGTTTGATATGGGCATCGTCCGCTTCTCGGAGTTGTTGAGGCAGGAGATTGCCACACGCTATCAGGACTGCGATGTAAGTATCATTGGGGATCCTGCTGGTGACTTCCGTGCTCAAACAGACGAATCCACCCCTTTCCAGATTCTTCGGGGTGCTGGTTTGGTAGCACGTCCGGCAAGCAGCAATGATGTGTCTCTACGCATCGAAGCTGTGGCTGGCACGCTGAATCGCATGGTGGATGGCAAGAGTGGTATCCTGATAGATCCCCGTTGCCGAGAACTCATTAAAGGTTTTGAGGGTGGTTATGGGTATAAACGCCTTCAGGTGTCGGGTGAGCGTTATGATGAGAAACCTGATAAAAATCGTTTCTCTCACATTCATGATGCGTTACAATACCTAATGCTTGGTGGTGGTGAGGGCAGAGAGGTTCTCGGAACAAGGCCAGCTAAAGTTATTAATGCCAGCCGTGACTTTGATGTATTTAGTAGGAAGCCAAAGTCGCAACGCAAAAGTTTTTGGAGTCGGATGTAATGAGTATTGGAAAAG